GTAACGAGAGATATTCCTGTTAATTATGGGTATTATAATGATGCTGGTGAGTATGTAGAAAATGGAACTCTTACCATTACTCATTATAGATATGCTCATAATCCTATGGAATTATATGAAGCAAATGCTAATCAACAAGGACTTTATCTTATTGATTATCTTAATGATAATCCAAATGAAGTCGCTATGTATAAAGGTATTCCTATGAGATTTAGGTATAATCCTCAAATTAGAACTTTAATGAAAACTGGTAAGTTTAGAATTAGATATCGTGGTTGTAGTAAACCACAATATGGTTATGTAAGAAGTCAATACAATTGTTTGGCTGAATACGCTGATACTTTTGCTATTTATCCTAAGTAGTTTTGTGGGTTTTCGGTGACTACATATTTGGAACCGAATGGGTTATGTAGGGTTTCACGATATTAGAAACAACCCTTGTGAGTTAGGTGGTTAAACTCTCAATTTTTCTTTCAGTCATATCACAAACAAAAAACCCCCGAAATCTCGGGGGTTTTTCTTATAGGTTATTTCCTATTATTCTGGAAATGCTGCACCTGTTGGTTGAACAATGAAGTCCAATACAATGAACTCAGCAGTTCTTGTAGGTTGGATAAATATCTGTCCTACTAACTGATTTCTATCAACAACATCTGGTGTGTTGTTTGAATCGTCCATTACTACTCTAAAAGCAGTTAGACCTGAATTTGCTTGTACTTGTTCAAGATATGGATTCACTATGTTTAGGAATCTGTTTCTTGTTGTACTTGTATTTTGTTCAAATACCAAGAATCTTGAAGATGATGCGATGAACTTTCTTAAGTTAATCAACAATCTTCTTACATTGATTCTATCTAATGCACTTGGTTTAGATTGTAGTGTTTTCTGTCCGAATACTACTACACCTTGACCTGGGAAAGATGCGATTGGATTAATACGATTTTCGTATAAATCATCTCTTTCAGCATTTGTTAGTCTTGTTTGAGCTTCTAACACCTCTGTTAATCCACCACGATTTAGACCTGCTGGTGCAAACCATTCTTGACCTACTGCATCATTATTTGCATATACACCTGGTAATACAACTGAAGGTGGTACCCAAGTTGGTTTGTTCTTCACACCATCTAAGATTTTAACCCAAGGATAGTATGTTCCAACATAGTTTGTGTCTAATGTTTTTACATCATTAATTGCATTGTCTATTGAACGACCATATGCTGACCCGTCCATAATGAAAAATGCATCTGCTCTATCTTCAATCTTGTCAATTGCATGATTTGTTACGGTAGAGTGTAATTGATGAATAACACCTGGTAATGCTAACAAGTTAATATCGAACTCATCTGGATTTGATATTGCATTAATTGCTCTTTTAAAAGCAACCGAACCACTTGATAGTGAATTCGTCATATCAAAACCTTGTGAATTACCTGCTACAATATCTGTTCCAACTTTCTTAGGTGATGCTGGATTCATTCCGTCAAAACCACCTTGGAAAGGAACTACAAACTTTCTTTGTTTGATGTGTGAAAGTGCTAATGTAATTTTTTCACTTGCATCTGAGAAAGTTGTTCCTAATGTTGAAGCGTCTGCATGACCTGATTGGTCTTCCAAACTCATCGTTACATTATTTCCGACTGTAGCTGCTGCTGGTGCTTTTCTAAGATATTGTTTACTTGTTTCATTTGCAAAATCAAACCCATAGTAAACATTTGAATCGTAATCACCTCTTGAATTTAACTGACCTGATACAAATGATGCTGTTGGAATTGATGCTGCACCTGATGTTTGTGTTGTTACTGGTGCTGATGGTGTAGATAATTTAGCAAATCCCATAGGTAATAATTCAGTTGCAATACCTGTTAGATTAGAATAATTTCTAATGTAAATGTATTTTGACTGATTTGGATAATCACCATTGTTTGTTAATTTACCGTCTGATGCGATAGTTACATATCTATCACCAATTGCTCTTGGTAAAAAGTTTAGTGAATCTTCATCAAAATTTAAATTTTGGAATGTTTCCAAAATAATTCCATCATCATTTTTACCTGGGTTATTGATTTGAACATCTACTGTGAATGTTCCGTAATCTGAACCTGGTACATCTGAAGCTGGTTTGATGTCACGAATACCAACTTTGTATTTAGAGTTAGATGTGTTTCCGTCTGCACGAGTGAAGACTTGGAATAAGTCTGTTCTTGAACCACCAACTAATTGTGATTGAATTGATGGTGTTCTTGCTGGTGAGTAATCATATAAAAATGAATCACTACCTGTTGCAAAACTCATACTGACATTTGAGTCAAATCCATTGTTTGAATAAAAACCTTTGTAATCTACTGCTAAATATACTTTTTGTTTTGTTTCTTGTGGGTCATTACTGAATACATTTCCGATAAAGTTCGCTGAACCTGTATCGAATGAAATTGTGTATGCTGTGGCACCATTTCCTGACTGGTTTAAAGTTAGTTCAGCTGTTGACCAGTTTGGATTAGCTCCTAATGAAGCACTTCCAGGACCTATTAAGAAACCTGATGTTGAAGAATTAGGACCTTCACCTGAGTTACCTCTTGAAGGTTTTAAAACAGCCGCTACTTGATTATTTCCTAATGCTGAACTCGAAAGAGTCAATGCAATGTAGTCTGACTGATATCCACCTATTCCTAAAACACGAACGATTGTTACTGTTCCTGCACTTTGAAGATATTGCTTCGCTGTAAATGGAACATAAAAGTCTTGGCTTTCTTTACCGAACATTTCTTCAAACTCACCAAAAGTATTTAAAATAGTAGGAACAAAAGCTGGACCTTCTTGTGTTGGTCCAATTAATGCTGCTCCTATTTCAGTAATACCTTGTGGTAAGAAAGATAAATCTTTTTCTCGTGTAAATACACCAGGACTTACGATTCTTTCTGCCATTATTATTCTCCTAATTAGGTTATATCGTAAGTATAAATATCATTTAAAAAACTCAAAATATACTTATAAAACCATTTTTTTTAGTTGTTTGGTGTAAATACACCGGTGGTAGGGTCAAGATTACCTGGCCCATATTTTTCATTTAATTCACTAACTATTTTTAATTCAAGTTCAGTTAGTTTATTAAATTCATTTTCTAAACGAAATCTTTCATTAGAGATTTGCTCTAATTTTTTTTCAGTTCGAAATCTTGTCAATTCTAAACTACCCAGACTACTTCTAACTTTATCATATCCTGATTGTAGTTCTTGTAATGATGTTAATTCGTCTTGGGTAAATTTAATCTCTTTTGATTTTTTTGCCATTATAACTCCTGTTTTGGTTTAATAATAAATATAAAGTTATTTGTTCAAACAATCACATTTTTGTTTGATATCATCAACTTCTTTTTTTAATTCTTTGATTGATTCAATTAATAATGGAACGATTTTTTCATACTTAACTGCTAAATAACCATTACCTCTTTCAGTTACGATTTCTGGTAATATCTTATGTATTTCTTGTGCAACCACTCCGATATCACTACCTTTATAGGTTTCTTGTTTATCGTTCCAATCAAATGTATAACCACCAATTTGACTTACTTTCCATAATGGTTCTGTGATTGGTTGT